TATTCCCCATAAACAACAGGATTCTGCAGCATATCCATAGTCAACTGCTTTAACTCTTTCCCAGTGTAAAGGTAATTCAAACGGAGTAATCACATGATGTAGTGGGTCAAACTCTACAAAAGCTGCACCTTCTGCTACATCCCAGTTACCTTCAAGCAATTGTCTTCGTTGAATCGGTGGTAAAGATTTAAGCATTTGCTCATATACACCATCTTCTGCAAGATATGGGTTATCAGCTAACTTAGCTGGAATAAACTTACGTGTTAAACCATCTGCACCTTGAAAACTGGTATTATGTTCTGAAGGTTCTATGTATCTTTTCTTTACCCAATGAGAACCAACGCCACCGGGATTAGCAGTACAGCGAAGATATGTTTCTATTTCTGGGTCAGTTGTTCTAAGTCGTGAAGCAAGATAGTTCCAACTAAACTCTGTGGGTAAATGAGTAATCTCATCAAAGCCTATCCAACTATATGCTTGTCCTTGATATCTATATACGTCTGCATCTCTCTCAAGGAATCCAAACTCAACCTTTGCACCGCTTGGAAAGTTCCAAAGCTTTTCAACTTCTCTGAACTTAGCACCGGGAAAAGCTTGAGGGTATAACTCACGAGACTTATCAATCATCTCACGAAGTTCTGGCATAGAACGTCTGAGAATTAAAGCACGATGAGCTTTCTTGTGACAATATCTGAGTGGGTCTACAATCATAGCAAAAGATTTACCACCACCGGCAGCTCCACCATACAACACATCTTTCTCACCGGCAGCAAGGAAGTCTGTCTGTGGACCTTCGTTAGCGTGGAATAATACTTTGTGATTGTCTAGATTTTCTTGTACAGCTTTGGGAAGATTGTCAAGTTCATCTGTGGTGACAGGACCTTCTACAGTCTTGTCAAGTTTTTGAATTGTTTCTTTTTGTTTTTTAAACGATTGTCTAGCGTTGTTAAGCTTGGCTTCAAGCTTTTTAATGTTACGCTGTTTACGACCTACCGTAGCACGTGCAGCCTTGATAGCTTTTTCGGTGCTGGTCTTAGGTCGACCTGCTTTCTTTTTAGGAGTTCCGTCTTTCTTTAAGACAAAGTTACCATCATCATCTTGCAAGTAGAGATGAGGATTCCTCTCCCAGTCTTTCGTTTCGTTTTCCATATTTTTTATCTACGTGTTTCTTGAGACCGGGAGTAGAAATTCTTCTGTCGGTTTTATATTCTAACCAATCACATGCAGCCTGAAGTGATACCTCTTCGTTGACTATCATGTTTTCAGCAATCTGTAATGCTTCTAGTTCCTCTTCTATAGGTTTAAGAAATCCAGTAACCTCATCAAACTCATACCCGAATGGTATGGTAGAGGTTGTCCGTTTAATATAACCATCAGGAACCATATTCATTTTAAATAATCCACATAATTATAAAAGCTGATATAAATCCTATACCACACATGACACCCCAGACTTGCATGTCTGTAAGTTCATTTGTATTAATAAGACTATTTACTTTTTTTTCTAGTAGTTCTTTTAACATTTGTTTTCCTCTTGGTTGTTTGTTTTTTTGGAGCTAGAAAGTTTTTTATTTTTTCTAACCATCTCTTAATCATTGTCATTGTTGTTCTCCTAGTCCTCTTTTGGACTATCCTCTGTTTTCTTTTTACCGAATATTCTATCCCAGTTATCTCTATAATCTTGTGTATAGAATCCGGGTCTAGGATTAGCACCTTTACTTCCGTGCGTATTTTTATAGATGGGTGATCTAAATGTTATTGGCTTTTCGTCACTGCCTATTTGTTTACCCATGATCTTCTCCTTGCATACATTTATGCCATTCTTCTAATACTATTTCTTCAGAATAAGCAGCATAATAAATGTCTTTACACTTTTCAAACTCATTGTTGTTTGATGTATTTACACAGCTTATTAACAAAACTAAACTAACTATTCGTATTACCACTTAACCTTGTTAGCCCAGTACGCTGCAGACAACACACCTTTAGCAATGTTCTTAGCGTGACGAGCTTTAAATGATTTACGTTTTTTCTTCATTTTAGAAGACTCACCTGCTTTAGGTTTACCTGCTGTTGAAGCTCCTTGTTGTCCAAATCTGATAGTTTTAATTGTACTACCTGATTTAGCTACAACAATATGTGATTTAGTAGGATGATTGGGAGTACGCTTGGGTTTGTTATAACCACTGACTCCTGCTCGTTTTAATCTACCATCTGCTTTACCACCCTTTTTAAGTGGAAGTCTTCCTTCTGTCATTTGTTTGTTCATTTGTCTCATTGGTATAATTAAATCACTAATCTTTTCAGATGCTGCTGTAGCTTGTTCTATTCTGTTATCTCCTTCAAATACAATGTAATCTTTTTTCAACATTGCTTCTTTTAAAGCATCATCATCAGACAACTGGACAAGCTTACCATTTTTTTCTCTAATAGTAGGGTATAAATATTCTTTATTGTCTACATCGGATGATCTTGTTAGAAGTGTATGTTTTCCTTTGTATTTATCACCACCGGGTTGAGTAGCTCTTTTAAACCAAGACTTATCTTCAACCATATTAATAACTTCTGCATCTGTTAAACCACCCGTGTTTTTTCTATATCGGGCTGTCTTCTCTGCAATTTTCTTAGGTTGTTTAGAGTGTTGCTTACCGGCAGCTTTATCTGCTTTTTTCTTTGCTGATGTTCTTGAATATTCTTCTGAAGTTAAGGCTTCTCTAGCTTTCTTGGGTAAATATCTTTCACCTGTATCGCTAGACTTCTTACCAGACTTAGTACCCCAATCTTGTTCGCCCCATTTCTTTAGGGACTCTTGTGGTTTCTTTAACATTACTTATATCCTCCACCAGCTTTCTTATAAGCTTTGGCTAGTGCTTGTGCTTTACGTGCAGACCATTTACCGGCTGCAGTACCGTGTGAAGCAGCAGCTTTAATACGTTGAAATATTCTTTTACGTAGTCCGGGCTTGGTATAGTTACCTGCTTTGTTGACGGTGGATTTAGCTTTGCCACCTTTTTTACGTTGTATTCTTTCTTCGTCACTTTTATTTTTAAAATATAATCTTTTGTCTTTTGTATTTATTAACTGTTCTAATTCGTTCATTGCATCTTTTTCACTATCCGGATATTTATCCCGTAATGTAAAACCAACTTTATTATTTAAATAATCTCCAAATTCATCTTTAGATAAATGTGTAACTGCTTGGCTTAAATCTTTAGCTTGAACTGCTGCTCTTTTTAATTTAGAATCACCAAATCGATACGCACTTAAAACATGTGTAAAAATTTCTCCCGCATTATCTACTTCTTTTCCTTGTTTTGTTGACCAGTCTGTAGGTAAAAACGGTTCATTATATTTATTTTTATACCAATCTTCTGTATATGTTAAAGCATCTCCATATGCTTTTTCAATATCTTTACCTGTAACTCCTAATTTTTTTCCACCAAATTTATAAAAATCATATAATACTCTACCTCCGTCTCCATATAAAACTCTAGCACCTTTTCTAAATTGTAATCGTTCTAATAACATCAGTGTATCGTCCTATCTTCTTCTTTTGGTATAGTATTTAAGTATTCTTTTTCTAGATCATCATCCACATAGATGCTGTCTAACTCACCTACAACCACTAAATGGTTCTGGGCTGCAGCTATCTCTGCTTTCTCATAAGATGAAGCTACGATGTTAGGACCTGCAAAGGTCGTACCGTAGGCTTCGATCTCAGTCAGAAATATCTTCATAGTCACCTTCTGTAATGTCAATCGCCTTTTTCTCTGGGAGAATAAATATACCACCACCGGTATTATGATTAACATCTATTCTATCTGTCTTACTAACCCCTACACGATCTAGTATAGTTTGTGCAGCTTGTAGCTTATAGTTGGCTTGTGGTATCGGCTTATCCGACTTCAAAACCTCTATAATCTTGAACGCTGCTGTAGGGGCTTCCCTTGCAAGTACGTTTTGGGCTAAATCTACTACTTCCTCTTTTAAACTTTTTAGTACTTGATAGTGATTGCCGGAGTAACCTGCAAGTTCGGCTGACTTTTTAAAGTCTCCTCCTGTATCCACGAGGTGACCCAAGAACGCTTCCTGCTTTTCAGTAAGGTTCCTGTCTTTTGTTTCAGCTAAATAATTAGTTGCCATGTTAGTATTATAGAGTTATTTTACAAATTTGTCAAGCCTTTATAAAGTTTTTTACTTTATTTCGCAAATGACTTGACAAACTCGTAAAAA